GACTTTCGCATGAATCGTGTTGTCTACCTAATCAAAGATGGTAGGCGAACCGTTGACGCTGCGGGTCGTAGTCTTGTTAATGCTAAACCAAAATGGTGGAGATATGGAAAATCCGGCAATCCTTTCGTTTGCGGTGCCAGCCGCATCGGTGTTCTTCTGGAAGATTGTGCTAGTGCTTGCAGTGTATCTGGTTTTCTTTCGGGGATAGCCCTCTTAGGAACGAACCTACAAGATAGCCACTTGCCTTTCTTAAAAAGATACGATAGATTACTTGTTGCCTTGGACAAGGATGCGACAAAGAAAGCGTTGCAACTTGTTCGGCAACTGCAAGGCCATCGGCCTACGAGCTTAGTTGTTTTGAACAAAGATGTGAAAGAAATGGAAGAAGATGAACGACACTCAACCTTCGCGAAATACCTCGATTGAACTACAGGTTCTGGGGTTCTTACTAAACAATGATTTCTATAACAGGGTAAAGAACATTGTCACTCGTGATATGTTCGAGGGGCGGTATGCTACCCTGTTTGATACGATTACCTACGCCCACAAGAACTATGCCACGAACCTGTCGCGTGAGCAGCTAGACTCTTTGTTCATGGACAGGAACCCTGCTATGCCATCAAGTGCAAAGCAGGAAGTGTTTGATATTATTGCACAACTCAGTGAGCGGGTTAGTGATAGTGGTGACCTAGAGTTAGATGTAACTAAGAATTTCTGGGTTCGTGACCGTGCGCGGCAGATTGGCGAGAAGGCTATTGCCATCTTCACTGGCGAATCCGAACACTTTGGCGAACTAAAGACCTTGATTGATATGGTCGAGGACGGGCGTATGTCCGACAAGACTACCTATAGTGAAATGGACAAGGGCTTTGTTCAGCTAATGGAAGAAGAGGTTGGCGAACCGGACTTCCCCTTCACTTGGGATTTGATGCGTGAGCATTTGTCAGGTATGGACAGGGGCAACCTTGGTATCATCTTTGCCCGTCCAGAGGTAGGCAAGACTACCTTCTGTGCCTTTGTTGCCGCAAGCTACATTAAGCAACAGCATAAGGTAGTTTACTGGGCGAACGAGGAACCGGCAGAAAAAATCAAGCTTAGGATTATTCAGAGCTTCTTCGGTTTGACACGGGATGAGATGAAGGCAGGAGCCGATGCTCTGTCCCATCGATACGCAACGGAAATCGAGCCTTACCTAACTGTGATGGATTCGGTAGGTACTTCGATGGAAGAGCTAAATGAGTATGCCCAGCTAAACGAACCAGATGTTATGTTCTGTGACCAGCTAGATAAGTTTCGTGTTGCTGGTGAGTTTAACCGTGGGGATGAACGCCTAAAGGAAACCTATGTCGTTGCTCGTGAGATTGCCAAACGTAACAAGCTGCTTGTGTGGTCTGTTAGTCAGGCAAGCTTCGAGGCACATGACCGACAGTTCATCGACTACGCTATGCTAGACGGTTCGCGAACCGGTAAGGCAGGGGAAGCAGATGTCATCATCGGGATTGGCAAGACGGGTACATCCGAAGAGGAGAACACGGTTCGCCACATCTGTATTTCTAAGAACAAACTAAACGGATGGCATGGTATGTTTACCAGCCACATTGATGTGCAGAGAGGGGTTTATTACTGATGATTGAAGTTATAGTTACAGATGATATGATATCTGCTGCAAAACAAAAAGCTTTAGATATGGGCAGATTAAATAACTCCATTCTATCTGGAACAGGTAACATGGCAGGTTTTGTAGGAGAGCAGATAGCATTATCTGTCTTAAAGGGTGAGTGGTCTAATACATACGATTATGATATTCTGGTAGATGGATATAAGGTCGATGTTAAGACAAAGCAGACTACTGTAAAACCCAAACCATTCTATGAATGCAGTGTTGCAAACTATAACACTAGACAGTTGTGTGATGTGTACGCTTTTGTCAGAGTTTTAAAAGACCTGTCGAAAGGCTGGTATCTAGGCAGTATAAAAAAACAAGATTACTTTTCTAAAGCAGTATACTTAAAGAAAGGCGACATAGACCCGTCTAATAACTTTACTGTTAGAGCCGACTGTTATAATCTTAGAATACAGGAGTTAGATTTAAAATGAATATCCTAACCTTCGACGTGGAAACCACCCACAAACCCAAACCCAACGGTTCGACAACTGCTCTGCCGTACTTCGGAAACTCTTTAGTTTCAGTTGGTTACAAGTGGCTTGGCGAACCCGAAGTCTACTACCACTGCTTCTATCACAGTGTTTGCGAACCACAAGAGTTCGCTGCTGAAATATTCCAAGCACATCTTGACGAGGCCGATGTAGTTGTGGGACAAAACATAAAGTTTGACTTATCTTGGATACGGGAATGCGGATTTATATACGATGGTAAAATCTACGATACGATGGTGGCGGAGTATATTCTTTCCCGTGCGAGGCGTTGGCCTCTTGGACTTGCTGCTCTTGCAGAGAAGTATAGTGATGTGCCAAAGGAGAAAGACCTTATCGAACCGTATTTCAAGGAAGGTAAGACATTTTATGACATTCCTTGGGAAATAATTAGAACATATGGAAAGGCCGATGTTCTGGCAACAGAACAGGTCGCAGTAAAACAGCTTGAAGCTTTCGGAACTACCTTTGAGGAACTATTCAATGAACAACCAGACACTCTTGCCCACTTTGCGTCTGTCGCTTGAGATGACGGACACTCTTGCCCGTATCGAACAGAACGGTATCAAGATTAACAAAGACACACTTGCCGACATCCGGCGCGAATACGAGGACGAACTGTTTACCCTCGAACGCCGTCTCAACGAACTGGCAGCAGAAGCTATGGGTGATACCCCTATCAACCTAGACAGCCCTGATGACCGTTCCAAGCTGTTCTACTCTTGTAAGGTTTTGAACAAGAACAGATGGGCTGGTATTTTTAACCTTGGTCACGAGGTTCGCGGGGCGGGGCGTAAGCCTAAACGCCGTACACGGATGAGCCGTAATGACTTCCGCCGCAATGTTCTCAATGAGACAGAAGTGTTGTATAAGACTGTAGGCTCTCAATGTACCGATTGCGGGGGCGTAGGGCGGTATACAGCCCGTAGAAAGGATGGGACGCTAGGTAAGGCTGTCCGAATCTGTAAGCCCTGTGAGGGGACAGGTGTGCTCTACATACCCACGAACCAAGTTGCGGGGTTCAAGCTCGTCCCTCGTGACCCGTATGATGTGGCTGCTGCCGGTTTCAAAACTGACAAAGAAACCCTTGAAAGTATGTTCACATCCCTTCGTGGTGATGCTCGTGAGTTCGTGGAAGCTTACATCCGATATAGTGCTGTTCGAACCTATCTGCGTTCTTTTGTCGAGGGTATGGAGAACAACATGGATGGACAGGGATTCATTCACACAGAATTTATGCAGTGTGTTACTGCAACGGGTCGTCTGTCTTCTCGCAACCCTAACTTCCAGAATATGCCACGTGGCTCTACCTTCATCATCCGTAAGGCTGTAGAGAGTCGGTTCGCGGGTGGGTCAATTCTAGAGGGCGACTATGCCCAGCTAGAGTTTCGTGTCGCTGGATTTCTTGCCAAGGACGAGGGCATCAGGGCTGATGTGGAAGCAGGAACAGATGTGCATAGCTACACTGCCAGTATCATAGGATGTTCGCGGCAAGATGCTAAGGCTCACACCTTCAAACCTCTGTACGGTGGTGTATCGGGTACTGAAGACCAGAAACGCTATTACAGTGCATTCAAGGAAAAGTACAACGATGTAACTAAGTGGCATGAGTTCCTGCAAAAACACGCGGTTACCAAAAAGTACATACAGCTTCCTTCAGGACGACAGTACGCTTTTCCACAAGCCAAGTGGACAGACTGGGGTACGGCAACTGACCGAACAGCTATCTGCAACTATCCTGTGCAGGGGTTTGCAACTGCTGACCTACTGCCTATGTCACTGGTTTTGTTGGATAAAAGAATCCGCGAACAGGATTTGCGTTCGGTAATCTGCAACACTGTTCACGACTCTATCGTGATGGATGTATATCCGGGCGAAGAAAAAATTTGTATTGACACGATGGCTGAATGTATGTTAGCCATCCCATTGGAATCAAAGAATAGGTACGGGATTGCCTATGACATGCCGGTTGGTATCGAACTAAAAATGGGAAAAAACTGGCTTGACTTGGAAGAGGTACTTACTGTATAATCCCTTTACGCTAAACGCTCATCTAAGGAGAACGCTATGAGCACAGAACTACAAAATGTAAATGATGACTTGAATAACTTCCTTGCTGCCTTCGAAGAAGGTAATGAGGAATCCCTAATGGAACTGAGTGGTCAGAAGGACGGTGATAGTAAGCCGCAGCTTGGACTGCCACGCCTGACCATTAACTATGAAACAGAGACCGATGACGGTATAGTTTTGAAGCGCGGTGCGTGGAGAATCTGGAACGGTTCAGCACCGGTCTATGCAGATAGTGTACAGATTCGCCCATTGATGCGTACCTTCGAATGGTCTGTGTGGGACCAAGAAGAGGGCAAATTCTCCTGCAAGTCTGTGCAAAAGAATAAGCTAGGTGGGGATTTCCCAGATACATCTGGCGGTAACAAGTGTGGTCGCCTGTCACGGCAAGAAGAAGAAGCCTTGAATCAAGATGACCCTCGTGTTCTGTTGAGCCGTTCGGTCAACTGTAATCAGGTAATCTACGGTGTCTTAGACGCTGCAGATGCTACCTTGGCAGACGGTACTGCTGCTCCTATCGAGGCAATGCCGTTCGTGGCATATTTCAAGCGGTCAGGGTTCCGACCTGTTAGTGACTTTATTCAGAAGCAGCTTACAGACCGTAAGATTATGATGCAAAAGGCAGTCATCGAACTGACTACTGAAAAGCAGAAGAACGGTGGTGTTGTCTACTGGACACCTAAGCTGTCTCTGGTCAAGGAAGTAAGCATCAGTGACACAGATAAGGAACTGATGAAGAAGTTTGGTGAGACTGTCATTGCACATAATGAGTCTGTGTTCGAAGAATACAAGCAGGCTCAGAAAGCAATGTCTTCTTCTGATGATATCGACTTGTCGCAGCGTCTGGCTGGCTAGTCATGTTACCACTTGTAGAAGTACAAGACTTTCTACAAAAGGCGGGGCGGGGAGAGGTTGATTCTTCTCGCCTCGAACCTTTGATAGAACAGTTTGGTGAGGACTGTAAGGCAGCTATGCGTAAGCAGTTCTCTAGTCGTGGTGACTATCGGATTCGTATGTCCGGTGTAGGTCGCCCTCTCTGTCAGCAGCAGCTTGAAAAGCAAGGACACAAACAAGATGTTGCCTATAATGATATAGTACGGTTCGCAACCGGTGACCTGCTAGAAGCCTTCGCCATTCTTGTGATGAGGGCAGCAGGATTGAAGGTAGTTGACGAACAGAAGAAGTGCAGCCTCGAACTGGCTGGAGAGACTGTCAACGGAACTCTAGACTTGATTCTCGACATAGACGGAGAAGAAGAGGTCTGGGATATTAAGACAGCAAGCCCGTGGTCATTCGATAACAAGTTTTCTGGTCGTGGTGGCTACGATGTCATCAAGGAAGATGACCCGTTCGGATATGTCATGCAGGGTCACCTGTACGGTGAATCTGAAGGTAAACGCTTCGGTGGTTGGATTGTAATCAACAAGTCTACTGGTGAGTGGGACTTTGTAGAAGCACCCCGCGAACAGTCTGTTGACCGTGCAACATACCTAGAAGATGCGAACAAACGGGTGAAGGCTATTATTGAAGACGCTCCTTTCAAGGTGCCGTTTCAATCTCAGCCAGAGACTGTTACTATCGACAGGCAAAAGGTAGAGACAGGAAATCGTCTGATGCCAAAGACCTGCACCTTTTGTTCATTCAAGACTATCTGCTGGAAGAATGCAGAGCTTGCACCGAAAGTAACATCCAAGGCACGGTTCAAGCCTCACGTATGGTACACTAAACTGGTGAAGCGGGAGCTAGACTGATGCCGGTGCTGTACACACGAGAATACCCCCACGAACTGTTCGACTTGAATCCGCAGCTATACTGTGTGTTCGTGGAATCACATGAGCGTCGTGGGGGTGGTCGTTCTACAGTACGGGTTCGCGGCTTAGAGGTTGCATTGCCTCTAACCTTGCGAGATAACTTCTCATCAGATGGGTCTTTGAAATCTGAAACAGAAGTTCGTGACATGACAAAGATAGAAGAGGAATTTCAGAACATTGTTCATTACCTGCGGCAAGGTTTGGTAGTATGCTTACCGACAATGGAAATCTCAAAAGAAATATCGCAGCTAGAAAAACAGTCCCCAAAAGTAGGACGGTATCTATTAAAAAGGCTAGAAGGGGTGAAGGCGGCGTTTCCGTTGCTAGGATTATGAGACAGACACGATTTAGGTCGCAGTTCGAGATTAGCCTTGCGCGGTCTCTTGCAGACCGTAAAGTTAATTTTGAATATGAGCAGGCTAAGTTTGAGTACATACCCAAGCCGCGAACATATACTCCAGACTTCTATCTTCCTGAACAGGATATCTACATAGAAGCCAAGGGTCACCTAGATAAGGGTGACAGGGTGAAGATGCAGCTTATTAAGCAACAGCATCCTGAGTTGGATATCCGGTTCGTATTCCTACGAGCCACGAACAAGATTTACAGAGGCAGCAAGACCAGCTATGCTGACTGGGCTAACCGTTACGGATTCCCGTGGGCTGAGGGTGGCATACCAGAGGAGTGGTTGAAGAATGATTGATGAGCGTGAGTTTGAAAAGGCAAGCCTCTTAAAAGACAGGTGGTATATCATCCTGAAGAAAATGGATGACGATAATTTTATAATGACTGCCTATGACACAACGAGCATACCGGATGACCCTGAGTATATGGATGCGGGGTTCGTGGCGCAGCAGGGGCTTGTTGAACTACTAGAGAATGACTTTGACCGCATCATACAGGCTGGTCTCGCTCGTATCTCATTCATGGAAATGAAGGACACCATGCTCAATGAACTAGAGCAGGAAGGTGTAGAGGTAGAAGCAACAGACCGTATCAGAGAACGCGAACACAATGTCCTCAAGGTTGATTTTGGAACGAAGCAATGAGACTAGATGAGTATCAGATAAGAGCAGAGTCTACTGCAATCTATTCAGAGCAATATGCTATTGTGTATCCTGCGCTAGGTCTTGCAGGAGAAGCAGGTGAGGTTGCGGATAAGGTAAAGAAGATTATCAGGGATGACCAGACAGAGTTATTCTACAAGAATCACATTGCCAAAGAGCTAGGGGATGTGCTATGGTATGTAGCAGTATTAGCACGAGACTTGGGCTACAGCTTGGAAGAGGTTGCACAGATGAACCTAGACAAGCTAGAAGACCGCAAGAATCGCAACAGGCTCCAAGGCAGTGGGGATGAAAGATGAGGCACGAAGAATACATGAAGAAGCGAGGCTTCGATGAGTACGGAAACTACGGGGAAAACAATCCCCCCGCAGACATGGTGAACAAGCCACCACACTACAATCAGGCAGGTATTGAATGTGTGGACGCTATTGCAGCAGCAACAGACGGTGGCTTTGAATATTACCTGCAAGGAAACATAATTAAATACCTCTGGCGGTATCGTTACAAGAATGGAAACGAAGACCTAAAGAAAGCCCAGTGGTACTTAAATCGGTTATTAGAGGTTCGAGGAGAAAAATAATGAGCAACCAACTACCAACCCCCTATCAGCAATTCATTCACAAATCACGCTATGCTCGTTGGTTAGACGACGAACAGCGCAGGGAGAACTGGGATGAAACTGTATCCAGATATATTTCTTTTATGGATGAGCATGTGCGTGATAAGCACGGCTATGAGCTTCCTGATTCACTGAAGACAGAACTAGAAGACGCTATTCTGTCCTTGAAAGTGATGCCAAGTATGAGGGCAGTTATGACTGCCGGACCTGCCTTGGCTCGTGACAATGTATGCGGATATAATTGTAGCTATATTCCTGTAGATAGCCCTCGTGCGTTCGATGAGTGTATGTACATATTGATGTGTGGTACGGGTGTTGGTTTCTCTGTCGAACGGGAAAATGTGGATAAGCTACCGACTATCAGCGACAACTTTAATGATTCGAGTACTGTAATCAAGGTTGGCGACAGCAAGCCCGGATGGGCAAAAGCACTTCGCGAACTGATTGCACTTCTCTATGCAGGGCAGGTTCCATCGTGGGATATGTCTGGGGTTCGTGAAGCGGGTGAACGCCTGAAGGTTATGGGTGGTAGAGCCAGCGGTCCGCAGCCGCTTGCTGACCTTTTCAACTTCACGGTGGAGACATTTAAGAAGGCCAAGGGACGCAAGCTGTTCCCAATCGAGTGTCACGACCTGATGTGTAAGGTTGGGGAGATTGTGGTTGTAGGCGGGGTTCGCCGTAGCGCACTCATCAGCTTGTCGAACCTGAACGATGACCAGATGGCACACGCCAAGTCTGGTATGTGGTGGGAAACAGAGCCGCAACGTGCGTTGGCGAACAACTCTGTAGCGTACAAGCAAAAGCCAGAGATGGGAACCTTCATGCGTGAATGGTTGGCTCTCTATGACAGTAAGTCGGGTGAGCGCGGTATGTTCAACCGTGAGGCTGCAGATAAGCAGGTGGCTCGTAATGGTCGCCGTGAGACAGGGCATATGTGGGGTACGAACCCCTGTTCGGAGATTATCCTTCGTGGATATCAGTTTTGCAACCTGTCTGAGGTAGTGGTTCGCGAACTGGATTCCTTAGAAGACCTAAAGGATAAGGTTCGTCTAGCTACCATTCTTGGAACCCTTCAGTCCACCCTAACTGATTTCAAATACTTGAGGAAGATATGGAAAGACAACACAGAGGAAGAGCGTTTGTTAGGCGTATCCTTGACTGGTATCATGGACCATCCCGTTTTATCCAAAAACGTCGACAGCAAGCGTTGGCTCGAAGAGATGAGAGAAGAGGCAGTGAAAGCGAACAAGAAGCTTGCCCAGACTCTTGGTATCCCACAAAGCAGTGCAATCACCTGTGTCAAGCCGTCGGGTACTGTGTCACAACTGGTGGACGCCGCCAGCGGGATACATGCAAGGCACAACGACTATTACATAAGAACAGTTCGTGGCGATAACAAAGACCCCCTGACACAGTTCCTGATTGAAAGTGGTGTCCACAACGAACGGGATATGATGAAGCCAGATTCAACAACGGTTTTTTCGTTCCCTATGAAGTCACCAGATGGTGCCGTAATCAGAACAAAGATGTCGGCTATTGAACAGTTAGAACTGTGGAAAACCTATGCTATCCACTGGTGCGAACATAAACCGTCTATTACTGTGTCTGTAAAGGAACATGAGTGGATGGATGTAGGTGCTTGGGTCTATGAGAACTTTGATGTAGCTTCAGGCGTTTCCTTTTTGCCACATAGTGACCATACCTATCAGCAAGCTCCGTATCAGGATATAGAGCAGCCTGAATACTTGGAATGGAAGCAGATGTATGATAAGGTAACTATTGACTGGAAAAAGCTGGCTGACTTCGAGAAGGAAGATAACACCAGTGGTTCGCGGGAACTTGCCTGCACAGCCGGTGTTTGTGAAGTCGTGGATTTGAACGCGGCCTGATATGAAGTGCTGGCACTGCAATAGTGAACTAACTTGGATGAGTGATGTTGACAGGGATGATGACTTGTATTACATTATGGTCACATTCCTGCACTGCTCCAACTGTGGTTCAGATGTAGAAGTATGGTTACCTAATCTTGAGGAGAATGAAAGTGACTGAAGAAGATAAAATTACCATCAACGACACAGAGTATGATGTCGAAAGTCTAGATGACCATCAGAAGTATCTGATACAGCAGGTTAAAAATCTTCGTGCTAGAATTGCAGAGGCACGATTTAATCTAGACCAAATGATTGCTGCAGAGAACAGCTTTACGAACACCTTGGTAGAGTCTGTAAAGGAAGAGGAAGCGGCATGACTTCTATGGAACCAGCAGTTTGTGACCGCAAGAAGTTCGATTTAGACCTGTCCTATGGAAAGGTTCGCGAACAGCGGGTTGCAGAGATGCTAACCGATAAGAAGATAGAGGTGAAGTCTGAACGAGACATGTGGGTTCGAACAGGCAACATTTGTATTGAGTACGAATCGTATGGCAAGCCTAGTGGTATTGCAGCCACAGAAGCGGACTACTGGTTCCACAACCTGTGCATTGGTGACGAAACCTTTGCTACCTTGGTGTTTGACGTTCCGTCCTTGAAACGCATCATAGACAACCTAGATTACAAAAAAACCGTGAGCGGTGGTGACCACAACGCTTCACGGCTTTACCTTCTGAACATACAGAAGTTGTTTTCATCAGATGTAATTAAGGCGTATAAGAAT